TCCTTGACACATCTTTATATTATGTTAGTATAGGGCTTGCTAATACCTGTCGGAATACCCGTTCAGGACATAACGCACAACTCGAAAGAGAAGGTGCGTTTTTTTTGTAAAAATGGCAGATATAAAAAACGAAATACTAACAAGAAAACAAGCGGCAGAAGATTTCTTATCCACTAAGCGCTCCTTATGGGATGACATGGAAAAGTTATTCCATAATCAACTTCAAGATGCAATTTCAGATAAAACCAAGTCTCAAGTCTTTGATCCAAAACTTGCTACCTTAACCATAGAGCGTGGGTATAGAGTAATGGCTCAATTGCCAACAGGTAAGATTAAACCTATTTCTAAAAATGATATAGGCGCAAGTAAGCTAATGAACCTTATTTTAGATAAGTACGTTGTGCCTAATGCTAATGCACAGTTTGATTTCTTAACAAAACTTCGAATGATTGATATTTACTCTAACGTCTATGGAGCATTTTTTGTAATGATCGATTGGGATGTTAAGAAAAATGGTTATGTTGGACCGGACATGTGGCTTTTAAATATAAGAGATGTTTTCCCACAGGTCGGAGCAGTAAGCCTTGAGGACTCAGATTATGTAATTGTTAGAACTTGGAAGCCATTATCTTATTTTGAGGGACTTAAAAAACAAGAGGGATATAAAAATATTGATCAGATAATCACAAAACTTAAAGACAAAACAGGATCAAAGGATACAAGAGACAGCGACTCATTGAGTAAAAGAGAGGAAAGCGAGTATCCGGAAGCTCAAGCTGCTAAGAAAGCAGGTTACTTTGAGGTTTTAACTCAATTTGAGAGGGATAGATGGGTGGATTACTGCACAGATGCAGATTTAGAGTTTAGAGACCAGAAAAACCCACATGAGGACGATGACTTACCTATTAAATGTAAGTATTCAATGCCTCTTTTAGATGACATTATGGGTATGGGCGACTTTGAGCGTGGTAAGTCAATGCAAATGGCTATTAACTCTAATTGGAACTTGTATTTTGATGGAATCAAGATGTCATTTAATCCACCTGTAATTATAAATAAAGATAATGTAGCAGTCCCATCCTCTTTTAGAATGTACCCTGCTGCTAAATGGCTTGGTAGGGGATCAAGTATTGATAATATAGCAAAAGCCCTTAATTTAACCCCACAGGGCATATCAACATTTAACAACACTTATCAAGTGGCTAATGCCTCACTTCTTAATCTATTTGGTACATCGGATACTGCAACAACAGAAAAGACCGATCCCAGCTTTGGTAGAACTCCACAGGCTTTAAAAATGCAACAGATAAGAGAAAACACCAGAGATAATGCCGATAGGTTTTACATGGAGAAGTTTTTAAAGACAGTTATGAAAAAGATGGTTAATTTAGTGTCTAAGAAACAAAGTAAGGCAATTGCAATAAGAATGTTTGATACAGAGGTTGAGGAACTTGCACGATCTTACCCAGAGATTAAGGAAATGTATAACTCAAAAAGCGGTAACTTAACAATAGATAAAAAAACAACAGGATCAACCCTTTATGACTACGAGTTAGTGTCTGGATCAACTTATGCACTAGATCAGGATAAACAACAGGAAAACCTAAGTCAGATTATGACTTTATACATGCAATCTCAAACCCCACAGGGTAATTTACTAACAGCTCAGCTTCAACAAGAGGGGTATAACTTAAACTTTGGTGAGTTATTTAAAAGGATAGTATCTAACTCTGGTATTCAAGATTGGGACAAGATCTTAGAGGAACAAACAGAGGATGAAAAAGCAGATGCAGTTTTACAAAATGACGCACAGGCCTTTATGAGTGCGATACAACAACAAGCACAACAATCTCAAGTACCTGTTGAACAGCCAATGGAACAACCAATGGCTGAACAACCAATGATGTAATTATGAGTGGAGCAATAAAGCCCGATTTTTTCTCTAATTTTCAAAGCCTAGAGGAAAAAGAGGATGAAAAAATAGGGATAACAGATGAGGAGAGGCATTTATATCGGCTTAATAATCATAAGGGCTGGAAAATTTTAAGATTGCACATTGAAAACTTAGTTAAAGAACTTGACTCATTAAATGACTTAGCTTACGAAAAGGGCTTACCTTTAGAGGAAATAGGCAGAAATGCGGTCATTGTTTCACTTACTAAGGGAATTATTAAAAAGGTTTTAAACAAAGTAGATGATGCAAAAGATGCAATCGAAAATGAGGATGGAACAGTCAAATGAGGAAATTCAGGAACAGCAAGGCGATAGTGAGGTATTGAACTTTGACAATCCTGTCTATTCATTTATCCCTAGAGGATACCATGAATGGAGACAGCAAGGGTATTACTTAGTCTGCAAATCTTGTGAATTACAGCATGCAGTCTGGATAGGAAAAGACAAAATTATGATCGGAGTAGATGAAACAGGCAAGCCGATCTTAAAGAAACGTAAATAGTTTATCGGGTGTAAGGATAAGCTATTTAATAGCTTAAGTGCAAGCTCGTACAAGCACTTTAATCCAATGTATGTTCACCATGAAAGGGGGTGAAAAAATATGAATGAGGACGAAGGTTTAAAGTCCGATATCGAAGCGTTAAACCAAGAGGCTGAGGAGATAAACAGCCGTGTCGAATCGCTACCGGCAGAACAAACAACTGAGGAGGTTGAGGAACAAGAAACAGAATCAGAACCGACGGGGGATGAGGAAGTAGAAGAACCAAAAACTGAAACAGAAGGAAAGGAAAGGAAAGGAGCGTCTCAAAGGATCAGGGAGTTAAACGAGCAGAAAAAGGCTGCTGAACTCAAGGCTCAATCTTTGGAGGAAAAACTTGCTGGACTCACAGGATCATTAGATCGACAAGGGCAAATGCCCTACATACCACAGCAAGACGAACCATTAATTAAGCCGGGCGAGGAAATTGATGCAGTCGAGCTTGAAAAAAGACTCAAAACTAGGGAAGCACAACAGCTTCAAAGGACGCAGGCTTTAATTGAGTTAAATCAAAGAAAGTCAGAGGCATTGAGTAAAATCAATACCGATTCCGTTGAGGCAATTAGAGCATACCCTCAGCTTGATCCAAGTAGTGATGACTACGATCCGGAACTTTCCGAAACAATTTACGATGCGGTAGAAGCTCATGTACAAGCCAATCCGTATAAAGCATCAGTAAAGTCATTCGTTGACAAGATGATGAAGCCTTACACAAAGGCCGTAAATAAGGAAGTAGGTCGTGAAAGAGAGAATATAGCAAAGCAAGTATCTCAAACAGCTCTTAGGCCAACTTCTGTAAGACAAGCAGAAAAAAGAGTAGAAGATTTATCTATTGAGGAACTAGAAAAAAAACTTGGAGTTTATCAAAGTTAAATCTAACGAACTTTGCGGTTGAGTAGTTTTACTCGGAAAGGAGTGATATAACATGGCAGCAGTAGGAGCAGGAATGAGCGGCGCAACAAACGTCGCAACAACCGGTACAGCAGGTAGTATTTCAAATGAAGTAAAGACTTATTATGAAAAAGTCTTTCTTAAGAGAGCAGATTATGAGTTGATCCTCAAAGAAGGAGGTCAGCTTAGAACTCACCCTGTTAATGAAGGCCGAACAGTAAACTTTACTAGAAGGCAACCATTGACAATTATTACCTCACCTTTGGGAGAGGCTTCAAACCCAGTTACATGTGCAATTAATTCATGTACAGTAGCAATGACTTTGTCTGAATATGGTTTAACAGTTAATACATCAAGACTCGCTACCTTAGTAGGTATTGATTCAAAGATGAAAGAAACTATTGAACAAGTCGGGCAAAACATGGGAGAAACCTTAAATAGATTAGTTAGGGAAGAGTTACAAAACGGAACTTCTTACTATGGCAATGATCATAACGTTGCAACTTTTGCAGCAGGGGATACCCTTGACGCATGCGATATAAGAATGATCGTTAGAAAACTCGAACTTAACAAAGCTATTAAATACCCAGATGGAATGTATCTTGGTAAAACCGATCCATACTCTAAAATGAACTTACTCGCAGATACAGCTTGGTTAAATTCTAAGACGTATTCTGATGTTAAAAAGTTATATAAAGGAGAAATGGGAGAGTTGTATCAAGTTAGATGGCTATTAAACAAAGATGTAAGCTCAGGAATAGAAGCAGCCTCAACCGCATCATCAGCGGTTACAAGGTTCTATACTTATGTTCACGGAGCAGACTCATTCGGAGTTTATGACCTCGAACAAGATAAACCAAAACTTTACATTCTACCAAACGTTGTTGATTCGAACTCACCAGCAGGACGTATTTCAATCGTCTCATGGGCGGGTTCATATGCAGCTAAAATACTTAATTCTGATTGGGTATTAACTTGTAGATTTTCAGCAACATAGTGAAAGTTGTTAGTGGGGGTTTTCTTAGTTCCCTCACTAACTAAGAAAGCAACTTTTATGACAAATTTAGATTGGGGCAGAAAAGAAGATTTAGAGGAATTATCAAACGCTATTAAAGAAGCAAAGACAAATGGCGAAAGACAACATTATGAAAAAATAATGTTTAGGATATTGGGTGAAAGTGATGATATTAGATATTGGAGAGAACAGCTTTTAAGGGCAATAAGAGTAGGAGATGATAGGCGCAAACAATATGTAATAAGAGAGTTGCAAGTTATTAGATTAAATGAAACAGCTGGTAAGTCATGGGGAAACAGTAAGGGAAACAGAAGTGTATCATAAAATAAGCCATTTGACACAGTAAGTTACATTTGATATAATACAATCGGCGTTGAATTAGCAACGATCTAATTTTAGCCACGCAATCGAAAGAGGTCGTGGTTTTTTTTGTGTGAAAAAGGTTTTATAGGAATGAATTATATTACAGGATCAAAAGGTTTTTTAGGTTCTAATCTATTAAAAAAAATAGATGCTACTTCTATTCCTCACAAGGAAATACTAACTACAAAATATAAACCATTTGATAGGTTTTTCTTTTTTTCAACCTATGGCAACATGTATGACCACGATGGAGATTTTAAAATCTTTCAAGCTAATACGATTGAACCTCTATTTGTTATTGAAAAA